TACCCGAAGAAGTGTACGTACCAATACCTACTTCCCAATCGCCTGTGATTGAGTCTGCAATAGCGTAGTATGTTGTGTTGCCATTACCTACGGCGGCAAAAGATTGAAACCCAGATACCGCTCCAGCAAGTGTCAGTGTACCCGTTCCCGCTGTAGTAGAGGTTTCTTTGACCCGATCTTTTAAAACTAAAGCCATTTTGAATCCTTACGATGGTAGGTCGTTCCAACCGGGTGTCGATGTGTTGGTAATTACAGTCCAACCTGAACCTTGCGCATTGTTGATATTTTGCCAGTTTGCGTTCTGACTGTCATCTATTACCGCCCAAACAAGTACGTTTCCAATAGAAACAAGCAACTGTATGCCGGTTACATTTGCGTTTACGGTTTTAACAACTGATTGCGCGTCCAATGCAGAAACAAATTCTTGGATGCTACCGACAAAAATTACCTGCGAGGCAAACGTATCTGCGGCGGATGCGGCTTCTGCAACTGCGGCGGTTAAAAGCAATCCGCCCTGCATATTATCTACGCCAGACGCGGCCTCTGCTACGGCTGCTACAAAAGTAGCTGCAACGGTGTTTGCATCTAAGCCGCTGACCGCTTCTTGAATAGCGGCAACAAAATTAGCTTGGACTGTAAATACCGCACTAGCAGATACAAACTCACTCATGGCGGCAGCAAAGTCAACTTGCGCCGCTACGGAATCTATGCCTGATCCGGCTTCAGAAATGCTTGCTTGGAAGATTGCATTGGCAATAATTGCGTCTACAGCACTAACGGCTTCGGCAATGCTGCCAGCAAAATCAGTCTGAACCGACACTGAATCAACGCCAGAAGAGGCTTCAGCAATGTCTCCGGGGTACGTACCAACTGCAGAAATATTGTCTACGCCACTGGCGGCTTCGGGGATAGCTACGTTAAATGTGTTATTCAACGTATCTACAACGTCTACACCAGATGCAGATTCTGCGTTTAAACCAACAAACGTGGCAAGAACTGACTGTGAATCTAACGCAGATACGTTTTCGTCAATCAATCCGCCCGCAGTAAAAATAGCATCTACCGCATCAACGCCTGAACCTGTTTCGGAGACAGCAACGGCAAACGTGTTGCCCCCTTGAGAGGCAAACGGCGCTTGTGCAAACGTTACATCCCCGAACATACCCTATTAAGTCGCGGTCAGAGAGAATGTGTAAGTAACGTTCAATGTATCGCCAGACGCAACAGACTTGTCGCCACCAGTGAAATCACCGGCAGAGAACAAAACGCCTGAAGTGCCAGTGGCAACGTTGCACAAAAACGCGCCAGCAATAGTGGCCGTGGCATTCATAGCAAACGAAGAAGGCGAAGCAGAGTTGGTAATCACTGATGGATTAGCCGTTGTAGCAGAACCAAACGTCACAGACTTGCGGTTGCCGGTGTACGATGTGCTTTCAGTCCAACCTGCGTGCGAAGCCAATGTATCGCCTGCGGCAAAGGTAGTGCCTGAACCGGGGCCAGTAACTAAACCCAAGTACCAAGTTGTAGATTGGGCGCTGCCAGCAAGGTATGCGCCGTTCATATTGGCCAAACCGCCGTTCATCACGAGGTTGTGAAACGAATCTGCCCACTTAACTTGACCATCCGGGCCTACACATTCAACCGTGTAAACACCACCAGCGCCAACGGTTTCACCGAGGTCAGGACGGGTAACTAATGTAGCTGACACTTGGTCTTTTGCTGAACTGAATTCCATGATTGATCCTTAAGAAATGCGCACAATGGCGCTGTTGGCATCGGGGGTTGGGAAGATGATTTGGAACGTATCGTTGTCCACTGTTTTTAATACATCAAAAACAAGCACGGCCACCGATTTGTTTGCTTCGGTGCTATTGTAAATAAGAGCAGCCGCAGTCGTAAAGGTGGCATTTGGCCAATTTACATCATCAAATGAAACAAAAGCTGTATTTACAGCCTGTGAATTCAATCCAGTATTAGGGAATGGATTAATAGTCAACGTTTTTCCGCCTGCGGTGTAGCCTGTACCAACGCTAGATATCTCGTTTGTAGCAGAGTACACCGTAGTAGCTGGACCCAAATTAACAGAACTGTTGTAAAGCGCAATTTTGTATGTATCAGGCGACGTTGGGCCAAAGTTATGCACTGCCTGCATCAACTCAAGCTTAAAACTGGTGGTCGCCGTTTGGATATACATTGTTTACACAACCCGGATCAAAGCGGTTTCTGGATCATTTGTTGGGAACTGAATCGTGAACTGCTGCCCCAACATTGTTTGATCCACACCAAAGTTAAACACGCCCACCGACTTATTGCTCTTAGAAGAGTTGTAAATCAATCCACCACGTGTGGTAAATGTAGCTCCTGCCCAAGAAGGGTTGTCAAAGCTAACGTACCCTGTGCCTATAGATAAATTCACAGACACATTTTGAAGTAGCTGGCCACCCGCTATGTACCCCGCGCCCGTGACTTCATTGCTGGTCGTATACACAGTAGTTGTAGGGCCTAAAACGCCCGAAGACGTGTACAACGCAACCAAAAATGTATCGGTTGCAAAGTTGTGCACACCAAGAAGCAATTGCTCCTTGAAACTGTCGGTAAGTCCTGCTGTAAACATGCGTTATCTCACCGGTAGTTTGACTTGACCATCACGATAAGCATCGCCGCGCTGCTTGCCATCGCCCAAATTCTTCAAGAGCATAAGTGCTTCCTTGTACTTTGTATCGTACAAGACCATCATGTCCTGCTCACCCTTCATGTAGGTATATGCCTCAACTAAGCAGCCATACAGCAGTGCTGAGTCAAAGTTGTCCCCTAACCATGATGTTTCCTCATCCACAATAGATGGTGGATAGTAGTAATAATGCAATTCTGCGCTGTAGCCCGCATTAGGGGTGGGACCAACAATAAACGACAACTCATTCACATCCGTAGAACGCGGTCCAAAGATGGCGTAATACTTAGGCTCGCCCGTGCCACGTGCATTGGGATACACCTCACGGATGAAGTTGACATCCTTAGTCAACAAATACTTGTAGTCGCCTTGAAAGATCAATGTGGCCGCCACCGCGCCGCTATTGGCTACGCTAAGTGTGATTGTTGTGCCGTTGATTAGCGTTACCTGCGCGCCAGTGCCAATGTTTGTGCCAAAGACGTATTGGCCCACCTGAATATTTGTTGCACTTGCCACAGTGACCGTAAAAGCACCCGAAGATCCTGTTGCAGTAGTTGTGGCATACAAGAAAATTGCCAACGAATAGGCAGACAAAAAGTCATCAGGACATGCCAGATAACTATTGCCCAACGTCAATGAGCCCGTCACGTTCTTGCGCAAATTGGCAATCTGCACTGAGTTATAGATGCGCTGCTCTGCCTGACGAGTAAACGTAGCCAAATTAGTACTGGTAAAACTTTGGTTTTCAGTATAAGCAATGATGGCAGCTTTTAATTCGGTATATGTCATGTGATGCTCGTTCTAACAGGTGCAAGGATTGCTGAGGCAACCCATTGTTTTGCATACGGCATCGGCATCATTCCGATACTCGCAAACGAAGTATCAGCCGTGAACCCGACGTAGACGGTAACCCCAAGTCTACTCTCTGGACGAGGTTGATACAAGGCCTGTGGCTCATTTATTGTGCGTTTTGGCTCCAACTGTGGGTGCTTGGGCTCATAGCATTCTGGACAGACTTTAAAGCCCGTCCATTCCTTGATAAGCGTATTGAGCTTGTACCGTTGGCCACACCTGTCGCACAGCGCAATTGCAAACTTGCCTGATACATAGGCCATGGCTTACCTCTGTGTGTAGGTAGGTACCACAAAGAAGCCCGAACGCTCACGGTCTTCAGAAGCTGCACGCATAAACTCTTCTTCGTACATTTGCTTGAGCAGCATGACACGATCAGGCGCTTTTTTAACCGACAAATAATACGCCAAAGCCGCAACCAAACAAGGCAAGAAGCGGAAAGAGATGTCAGCCGTATTAGTAAACCCACCCGCGTTATCCATGCGGCGAATTGCATAGTAGACAAACGTCCAAGTCTGCGTCGCATCAGGAGATGGGTACAAAAATACCTTGGCCGGCACTGTGCGTTGAATGTAGTACTGCGCAGGACGTGACTGAGTCAACTTGTTAGGTACATGCAGCCACTCAGCGCGGCCTATACGGTCGATTGTGATGTCCTGCTGGGTAGACTGGCCTGCATTGGTCCGAATCACGGCTGAGAGGCCGTCAATCGTGTCTGCGGGCAGGTCATACTCATACACCCCGGGCGTTAGCACCTGCTGGCGCTGCTCAATTGTCCACAGATTCAAACCACGGTTAGCCCATTCCGCAAAAATCAAGTTGACAGAACGCAGCGCCGTCTTCATGTCGTAACCGTCACGCACCTCAATACCGCAGCGCTCATACGCCTCAGCTATGAGGTCGTCAAACTGCAGATCAAAATCGGATACGCCGGAAACAGCCATATCAATAGATCATTGCTGTGCGGGCACGTGCTGCACCAACACCACGAACGGCAACTTTATCGCCCTGAACGCTTTTCTTAACGTTTTGGCTAAGCGTATCGCCTTGGGACTGGCCCATACCGGCAACCATCCCGCCCTTAGCAAAACCTTTTTTAGCAATACCTTCGCCTTTTTTTGCGAGTCCGCCGTCTTTATATTTCATATCGCCACCTTCTCTGAATTTTTTGCCTTTACTGGCCTTACTGAAATCCATCGCCACAGATTGTGGGATGCCGACTTTTTTAGCAAATGCAGGATTGTGCGCCGCTGCATCCATCAACTGCTTTTGTTTTTTACTGACTGCGGGCATTTGTTGCTCCCATTAAGCGGTCTAACTTTTCGTCTAACCTGTCTAGTCTATCCAAAACACGGTTGATGTCTGCGTGGACTTCAGCCTTTGTAACATATTCCTTGGCAATTTCTTCGCGGGTGCGATTAAGCAGAATCTGCAAGCGATTAAGCTCTTCAGATTTATCCTTTAATACCCACCCAACAAAACCTATAAGAACGGTTAGGCCAACGTTCCACAACATGAGTTCCATTTAGCATTTCCACTTCTTCAAGCTCTTATTAATCCTGCTATTTGGATCTTTGGCTGTCTTCTCGCTTGTCAGCTTCTTTTTCATGCCTTCCATCCTCGCACAGAAAGAGTCCTTGCGGGAGCCGCCTTCCGGCTGGGGAGGTTTCAAATTCATGCCTTGCTTTTTGGCGGAGGCTCGCCCCTTGGCGTTCAAGCCGCCAGTTGGGCTTTTCCCTTCTTTCCGCTGCCAAGCAGGAGACTTAGCCATTTCAATACAGCTTGCAAGGCTTGTTACGGGCTTGGCCTACACCACGCGGCATAGTGGAACCAGAAGGAGCCACTGTCTTACGTGCTGTTTGCTTAGGGCCGCTTTTAGCCATATCTTGCTT